CATTTTCCTTTTGTTTGATCTCTCCATATAATAGTACCGTGTTGCCTTCAAAAAGCAACTTCTTGTATCGAGAAAATTCTTCAGAAAAAACCGTAATAGAATCAAGTTCACCTGAGCTATCTTCGGCAATTACAAATGCCATAAATTCACCCTCATGCTGACCTCTTTTAAGTTTATATTCTCTAACTTGATTTATTTTCACTGCTAATTTGGCATCTTGCATCTTTTTGACTTCGCCATTGGCAATCTCTTTGCATGTAATATTTACATCATCCAAAGCAAGGTTGTCTGACTGTGAACAAGTCAAAGAACATCCCATAAGCTTCTGTTCAATATCTGCAATCCACACATAATCATCCTCAAGTGAATAAGGTGGATCTTGCAAAGCTTGATAGATATCTAACACAGAAGTAATCCTGCGAGAATTAATCTTATCGTTGTTGTTAATCATGAGATTAACTAAATCAATAAATGGAGAATTAGACATTCTGGAGCTTTTCCAATGAGATATGATCCACCCTTGCTCTTTGATAGTCAGCTTATTCCAAATATCAAATTCAAAGACCATTCTATTCCTGTTTAGCTTATTGTTCTTTCCCGTTAAGCCACCAACACTAATAATAGAAATAAATGCATTCTTCTTGATCTCATTACCAATAAGAAATAAGCACTCCAACCAGTTAAACTCTTTAATTGATTTACCAGTGATATCCTCAGCTTCTTGCACAACTCTAGCTAGTGTTTCTTGCTCACCCTCTCCAACATTCTTGACATCGCTATATCCAAAGTATATGACGTTCTTAGCTCTATCCATTGTAAAGCGACGATAGAAGAAGTCAAGTCTAGGAGGAAGAACTTCAATTCCTTGAAGTTTAGCGTCCATAATCAACTCCTTAATCTCTCGCTGCTTATCTGGTTTACTAGATGCATTATTTAGATATACAGTATAGAACTTAATTGGATCGTGTGTTTTACAATAAGCTGAAGCAAATGAATTGATAGCATATGCAACAGCGTGAGATTTATTAAATGAATAGCGAGCAGATGCCGCAATCCATTCAAAAATCTTAGCTGCTGACACGTCATCTACTAATCCTTTAGTCTTAGACCCATTGATAAACTTCTCTTCAACTTCTTTCATAAGTGCCGCATCTTTTTTACCCATAGCTTTTCTTAGTGAGTCAGCTTCTTCGGGTGTAAATCCAGCAATTTCTGTGGCAATACGCATAGCTTGCTCTTGATAAACGATAATTCCATAAGTTTTACCCAGCACTGTCTCCAATGCTGGGTGTAAATATTTGGTTTCGTCAATCTTAGCTTTGCGATCTGTGTAGTGCTTGGTCATAGATTTGCCGTCTAATTCGGCCTCTAACGTACCGGGGCGAATAATCGATACCAAGTCAGCTAACTCGTCAATAGAGCGAGGCTGCGCCCTTTTTGCCCAACTGGAACCCAATCTGGACTCCAATTGAAAAACTCCCTTGGTTCTTCCGCTGCAAATCAGATCCCAAGTCGCTTCGTCGTCAAAATTTTTGATATCTTCAATATGAACCATTAGTTCCTCTTATATAGTAATATCCATAGGAGTATCTGCAAATGACTTCTCAAAATTAGTCTTAGAATTTAACTTACGCTGATACTTCATAAATCTGACAAAGATATTTGCAGTGTCAACAACATCATAAATGGCATTGTGGGCATTTGCTTTACTCTCTTCGGGAAACCCAAAGAACTCTCTAAGATATCCCATGTTTAATTTCTTAACTGAGTCGTTATCTTCAAACCATCCAAACAATACATCCATCATGTCTACTTTATAAATTTGATGGACTAACTTTTGCTTTCCGGTTTTTTCTTCAGATGGTCCATACATTTGACAATACCTATTTAAGATTGGCATATCGTAGTTATTGATATTAAATCCTACAGGAATTGGGGCAAAGTATGGAGACCCCTTCATATTAAACTTAGTTACAAAGTTAGAGAACTGCTGCCAAGCAACTTTAGGCCCAACAGCTTTTTCCAATTGTTCGCGGGTTTTACGTGTTACATCAAGAGCTTCTTGTTCAACAGGATCAAATCCCGCTTTAATAGCTTTTTCATCATCAAACTCAGGTCGCACTTCAATGTCAAACACTCCACCCGGCTGAAGTGTTAACTTCTTACCATGCAATACGATTGCTGATATTTGAGTTAGCTGACACTTATTAGGGTTTTTACCTGTAGTCTCAAAATCGAACACTAAAAAATCACGATTGCTGTTTAGTGACATAGGTTTTTCTCAATTCTAAAAATTTATCAATAGCTTCATTTAGGTCGTAAAATATTTGTGAATACTTATTATTATGGACTTGGTATATTCCATTCTTCTTCTCTCTGTACCAAGGAACATGATTTCTTAGATCGGATAAGCTCAAATCTTTAAAGTCAATGTCATTACCATCCCTGATAACAGTTGCGTAGTCTAGAAATTTTTCCTTCATGTTAATCCTTCTCTGTAATCTGCATAATTTTATCTAGTAAGTTAATCCCAAGCACATCAAATTTAGTCAAACCAACCTTATCCAAGTCATGCATTTCAAATGCGACTAATCTATGTCCATTCTTATCTGTAATAAGAGGTGCATCATTGATTAGATCTTCATTAGAAATAATCACTCCTGCCGGATGTTTTCCTTGAGATTTATAAGTTCCTTCTATTCTTATAGCAAGAGAGAAAAGATCTGACAACTCACCAGACAAATTGCCCTCCTTATCAATTCTACACCACTTTTCAAGTTTCTTTGGATCATTTTCAAGAGTCCATCGAATAACTGATTTGATATCCATTTCTTCCAATTCATCTGAGATGCTAGCTTCTTGTGGTAAACTCTCAGTGATCTCATTTAACTCACTAAAAGATAAGTCCCCATAAACTCTAGCAACATCCTTGACTGCTGATCGACCTTGCAGACGCCCGAATGTAATCATCTGGTAAACTCTTTCATTGCCATACTTATTCTTGATATAGTCAATAATTTCATCGCGGTGAACAGATGGAACATCCATATCAATATCGGGTAAAGAGATATTATCTTTAGTAAATCGGCCAGCGTTTAAAAATCTAGAGAATAGTAAATCGTATTTCAAGGGATCAATATCAATAATCCCAAGTAAATATGACACTAAACATCCACCAGCACTTCCACGTCCCGGTCCCGGTAGCCACTCATTCTTTCTTACGAAGTTAATAATGTCTTGCACAATTAAAAAGTATCCAGATAGTTCAAAGCCATGGATAACAGACAGCTCATACTTAACACGATCAGTGTATTCCTTCTTCTTGTCATCTTTTAAATGCATAAGTTTTGCTCGCCAGCCATTTCTACATAACTGTGTTAGATAATCATTCTCAGACATATCTGCACAATCTACGCGAGGTAATTTAGGCTTAGAAAGAATGCTATATTGTTGTAATTCAGAGTACAGTTGTTTAGTTCCAAAGTATTGCTTTTCGCTAGGTATAATCCTATGAACTGGATGAAAGAAGTAATGATCAGACTCGAAGAACTTTTTATATTCTCCCATATCCACATCTTTAGCTCTCTTGAGTGTAGTTTTAAAGTTAAGACACAATACCATCCTATGAAGAATTGCGTCATTTTGTTCAGCATAATAAACCGGCATAATTGCTAGTTGATCTTCTGTATAAAATTGCAAGTCTTCTTTGTCGTATTCTATCTTTTCTTTAGATGCTAACTTAATTAAAGCTCTATATCCTTTTAGAGATTTAGCAATATAATACCCATTATCGGCTTGCATTCCAAGAATGGGTACGATCCCAGCTTTATTCATGGCATTGAAGAAATCAACAACACCACTAATAGTTTCAATATCGGCAATTAAGCAATGTGTATAGCCTAATTCTTTACATTTTTTAGCAGCTTCATCGGGCTTGATGAAACCTTTCAATAATGAATAGTGTGTTGTTATTACTGGCAATATCATTCAACCGCTCCCGGATCTTTATATTTCCCAATTGTGAATCCCGGTTTAGAACAATTCTTGACCGTTTCTGTCATTCCAATAGTTTTTAGCTGGTCTTCAATATGATGACACATTGTACTATCTGTTCCGGGCCAATTAGTTTTATAATAATGACAAAGTTTTTGACATTTAAAACTGGCTCTTTCTCTAGAAATTGGTTGTGGCGTTTGATTTGATACAATTTCTTTAAATGTACTTTTTAAATACTTTATAAAGTCAGCATCATCATCTTTATCAAACGCTAGCGAAAATGGGCCACCATCTCTACAAAAGAAAATAGTCATAATGGAATGTCTATGCTTAGGATACATTTTGCCAATAGCATAGTGGTACAGCAATAGTTGGGTATCCTTCATAAGTTTATCATAATCTTTCTTTTCTCCGGTAGCCCAATCAAGCCTCTGCCCAGTCTTCCAATCGATTACTTCTATTGTACCATCTTCCATCTCAGTTACAAGATCAATTGTTCCTTTGATCGCAAGATTTCCAGAAATTTTTTCTCCATTTGGCCCATCAAACTCAAACTTTGCCCAATCTTCTAAGATAGGAATGTCAAAGTGGGGTTCTGTATCAATAACTTTACGGTTTCGTGGATCAAACTGACCATTGTTATATCCTAAAGTATCCCAAACCATTTTATAACAGAATTCATAATCTTTTTGATTAAATTCATTATGTGGTGAATTTTTTTTGTAGAAATCAAAACTTCTACCAAGTATATAATTTACAAAATCATCTGTGTGTAATTGATCATTGGTGAAAGAAAAATCACCCAAGGGATCTTGAGTGACTTTCATTGTACTTCTTTTATTGAACTGCGTCCGTTTTTTACAGATTGCTAATGTTTCAAGTACTGCGTGAGTAATTGTTCCCAAATCAGCCTTTTTCCCGGAAGGAGAATAGTGGCCTAAAACATAAGTCATAAAATATTGCAACTGACAATATTTCCAGTTGTTCAATGAGGAACTTCGAAAATATGTAGTTATCATCGGATTTTTGTGAATCTTTCTTTTTTAACTGCCGGTTCAAGATCTTGCGGAGTTCCAATTACAATTTCTTTTGGTATCCAGTTCCATTCGTATAAAATCTCAAATAATTGTTTGCAAGACTCATGAATGGTAAGATTTGCATTGTCAATCACAGCATCGTATTCATTAAATGAGTCTAAATCGACTTCACTTGCGTGACTATCGTGCGTTTCGCCGCGAGTTAGCCTAATGACTTTTCCTCCAGCAGCTTGAATTGCCTTGACTTCGTTTTCAAATCTTGCATCTGAAATTACCGCAAGTGCCGATTCTTCATTTTTGATATCTGAAATTGTTCTATTTGTCCAGACATCGGAATATATTTTTCGACAAACATCTGTTCCAAAATATTGAAGTAACTCTCTTCCACTCATATAGCCTGTTTTACCCTTGACTTTTGTAGGCATATCTTCCCATTTATATTGTGTTGGAGCATTCTTTTCTTCTTCAGTACCATATACAGACTCTTTTGGAACATTAAATAGCCCAACAAGAATATCTTTTAATGGTGTTGCAAAAGCGTAGTGCTTAACAAAAGGCCAAACATTGTCTATTGCCCACATTGCAAATGGTACGTCTGTACGAGTAACATCAATAATCCCTTTTCCTCTTTTTTCTTCTCCTGTTTCATCTCGCACCAAAGTGTCAATAATTAAGTCGCCTTCATCTATAATTTCAAAACCATCAATAATACCAAATGATTTCAAAAAGTATCCATGTAGAAAATTACACATGGTGTTTTTACCAGCTTGCTTTTTACCAGAGAATGCTAAAATCTTACTCATTAAAATAATCCTTTGATTTGTGGTTTAAGTTCGTTATTTATATCTTCAATAGACATTTCTCCAATGTCTTTTTTAGATATCTTAGGTGTAAAGTAATTAAATCTTCTGTCGCCCTTTTTTATAATACCCTCTGCTGCCTTTTGTCCCGCCTCGTCATTGTCAGTTAATATAACAATATTCATTACTCCAAGCTCTTCAAGATTGATTAATTGGTCTTCGCTAAGGTCAGATCCAAATATACCTGCACAATTTTTAATGCCCGATTCGTATAATCTCCAAACATCACCTTGACCTTCAACCAATACAATCGTTGACGACTTTTGAATATAAGGTTTAGTAACCCATAATCCATACAAAAAGAAAGATTTTTTAAAACCTTTGCTATTGAGCCATTTTGGTTTGGTCTGTTCGTCTGTTGCTCTCCCAACACATCCAATATATTGAGAGGTTTCATTATAGACAGGAACTACTGCTCGATTGAACATTTGCCTATTAGAATTATAACACTCTCCAACATCAAAAGCTATTAAAGTTTCTGGTAAAAATCCTCTATTTATATAGTATTTTGAAGGAATGTCAAGAGTTGATACTACTTGCTCTCTAGATATGTTTAATTCTATCTTTTCAGATTTACGAGTTAATATTTCATTAATCTTATTAATCTCATATATACTTTCGCTAATCTTTTCTTCTGGTATATCTATGATTTTTTTATTTAAAAATGATAGTGAAAAATTAATAGCTTGGTAGAAATTAACTTCTTTACCTTCTCTTTGTGAAAGAACTCCTCTCACAAAGCCTATCATATTTTTACCATAATCTTTTTCACATGAATGCGTCCAGCAAACCCAATTTCCTTTAGTTTTAGAGCCATCAGTAAATATACACGACCCCTCACAGTTATCTCCTCCATGCACTGGGCATGGGAATGCTAGTCTATTGGGAAATTCTATGTATTCAATTTTTAAAGCGTTAAGTAGAGATGGTGCTTTTTCTGATAATTCGTTACATATCGAATAAATCTTCTCCCGACTCACTTTCTCGAATTTCGAAGGAGTTGTCTTGACTTGCATTTGCCGCTCCATTCTTAATTTCATCTCTAGTATACCATTCAGTAAGTTTAGCAATTGCACCATTCATTTTAACATTGATATAGTTGCCATATTCAAGTCCAGATCCATGCCTAGCTTTAATAATAACAAGTTTACGATTTCCATTCTCATCACCATCATCTGCCACTTCTTCATCACTTTTCATTTGAAACTTAGCAACAGTGGATGCAAGCCACTGAAGTCTATCAGATTGTGCGATTTCCTCTTCTCGATTAAGCTGCACAAAAGATAAACATGGTAAGTCGTATTTAATACAGAAATCATTCATCTTTGTAATCTGAAAGCCTAAAGCCTGATATTCTTGCATAGCAGCTGTTAGCCCAGCTGAACTCATCAACTTGAAATAATCGTATATGATTAAGCAGTCTTTAGTTCTACCGTTCTCATCAAATCCAACATATTGATGGACCCATCTTTTAATAATGTTAAGGATATTATCAAATGGTTGGCCAGCAATTGATATATAGTGATACGGTATCTTTTCAATCAGCTTAGCTGCGGCAATCACCTTTTCTTTAGAGTTAAAACTCTTAGCAAAAACCCCTTTTGCAATGTCATTGATCTTAATTCCGCTAATGTTTGCTAGCATACGGTTTCTTTGGTCTCCAAGATCCATTTCTGTATCTAAATACAGCACTGGAATATTATAAACCTCTGAAACATATTTTGCAACATTAGTAGAGATAACACTTTTACCAACCCCAGTTCTAGCACCTATTAGAGTGACCGACTTTCTTCTAAGACCACCTCCGATAGCTTCGTCAAATCTAGGAAAACCCGTAGGAATGCCAAGATAATCAGAGGGATTATTAATAAGATACTCAACATACTCATCAATGTCTTCGCCAAGAAGAACAGTCTTATTATTTTGCTCTTTATATGCAAGTGAAGTGATCTCCATGATTGGGGTTTCAACCATGCCAATAATATCTTCTACACTTTCATCGCCTGTAACTTTAGCCATAGACTTGTCACAGATAGATAATGTTTTCTTAATATCTCTAGCTAATTTAAGCTTAGTTAATTTAGCTGCAAATTTAGGAATGTTATCTTTGTTTATGGGGAAATTAAAAAGCGACCGGATGAAACTCATCTCGGTCGATTTATTAATTAATTCATATACACCCAACTTTTGAGCTGTTGAAAATATAGAGAGATATTCAATATTCTGATTATTGTTGATAACATCCTGCAAGCATGTAAATATAACCTGATTTAATTCGTGGCTAAAATACTCTGCTTGCAAGAAGTCAAGCTCAACATAAACTTCCAGTCCGAACTGGCAGATGCCAGCGAGGACGGCACGTTCAACTGGAAGGTTCTGCAACTCGGACTGGCTCATATTAATTCACTCCATAAAACTTCTTCACAAGTCGAGGCAATTTCTTATACGCAGAAATTATTTTATCTGCCTGATCTTGTGTCAGTTGGCGATTTTCTAAGGCTAGATTCTTTTCGGAGATAAGTTGATTATTTGCTTCAAGTAATCTCTTGTTTGAGTCTAATATACTGTCAATATAAGATTGCGAGTCTGCAAGTTGCAATTCATACTCAAGAATTTGTTTATCTAACTCGTCGATTCGCACCTTTAGCTCTTCTTCTGTTGAAGTTCCAAATTGGCGATTGGCAAGTTCATATACATGAATTGTTTCAATCTGGTCAACAGCATTTTTAATAATCTCTAGTTGATTATAAACATTTAATGGATTCTTTTCTTCACTCATTGCGTTCTCCTTAAGGGTAAATTCTATAGATTGGATATGGGTAGTACACAGGTTGATATGTTTGAACCTGTACTGGCATATAAATTACTCTAGGTACGATTATGTACTGTGGTTGTTGTACTACATACTGATATTGGACTACGATTGGTTGAGGTTGCTGAACCACAACTGGAATTTGTGGATTAACCACAAACAATTGACCTAACGACATTGCTGCTAGTGCTACTAGTGTATTCATTTGTCACCCATTTCTCCTATGATTGTACTGCTAATTATTCTATATGATACTATACAGTAAAACGCTATGAATAGTATAAAACCTATTTTGAAATATGTCAAGACCCCGAACTCCCAAATCCATTTTCTCCGCGAGAAGTTTCATTCAAATTATCAACTGACACAGGGGTGAAATCTGGAGCTTGCTGAATAATAATCTGAGCAATTTTATCTCCGGGTGAGTAGACTTGATAATCCTCATCATGATTTACTAACAAGACTTTTACCTCTCCACGATATGGGGAATCAATAACTCCAGCCATTGTGTCTAATCCCTTTTTTACTGCATGTCCAGATCTCGGCCAGATCAATCCTACGAAACCCCTTGGTATTGCCATAGAAATGCCCGTGGAGAAGAGTTTGCGTTGTCCCGGTGCTAATGTGACCACTTCTTTTTCATCGCAATACAGGTCAAGTCCTGCGTCAAATAGATTTGCCTTATCTGGTAGTTTTGCTGTATTTGTAAGTAATTTGACTGGCAGCTCATGACTAATAAATGTACTCATCTGGCCTTTCCTTTCATTATGCAATCGTCGCAACGATATGCTTCTGTATACAATAGATCTTTCAATACTTTTTTTTGCTTTCCGCATACTGTACAAGTCATTTCAACCTTATTGACTTTACGTATGATTTTTGGTTTTGCTGGTGGAGTTTTACCTTTTAGATCAGCAGCTTCTACTCCATCGTCGAGAAATTTATTACTTCTTTCCCCAACTGCTAATGCAATCTTTTTACCGTATTTAAGATCAATTGGGGCTTTATTTTCGACTCTAAATTGTTCTGTTATATCAGAATTTCTAATTGAAGAAGAAATCTGTTTCATTAGTTCGACTTTTGGCTTTGCTGATTGTTCTACAGCAGTTAATTCTAAATCAACTTCATAGCTTGGCAAAGCCTCAAGCATATCAAGTCCCATATTGATCAATTCAACATCGTTTAATAGTTTGCCTTTGGCAATTATTTTTTTTGCCTGTTCCTTAAGATCGCTCATAACTTTTATTTCTCCCCATATTTTCAAAAACCTTCATAGCAGTTTCCACTGATCCAATTGTTGCTTCCCCCGCTAATATTCTAGCCTCAGCTGTTGTTTTAAGCACTTGCAATTTTAATCCTAGTTTATGATTTCTAATAGCTGAATGATACTTCTCTTCCCATTTTGCATATTTGTCATGACTAACGCCTGTAACAATATACCATATACCTTGTTCTGCCCAAGCTTTAACAGCTTTTTCCCTTGCTATAATGCTTTTAAGATGCATAAGGTATTGGTTGAGCAAGAAGATCGAGGCTTGATAATCTGGAAATGTCATGGATTTTAATTCTTCGCGAGAGTAGTGTAGTATCTTTCCCACCTCATCTGCCTTGTCTCCAAAATCAGTGCCATAATCTATTTTACTCTCTTTAATCCAATTGTCAATGTTTTCATGAAACTTTTTTATCTTATCTTCTAATTCCTCCATATCTTGCCTCTCCACTCTTCAATAGATTCGTTATGAAACAGTTCTATTAACTCTAAATTATTTATTTCACACCACTGCTTCTTATCTCTATCTCTAGCTTGAGCCTTGTAAAAATCCATTTTACTCTTGAAAAAGAAGTTATTAAACTCTGTGTGCTGTTCACCATGAACTTCAACAATAAGTTTTCTCATAGGAATGAAAAAATCCGCCTTGAGGGTGGATTTTCTAGTTGATGTCTTTGTCCCCGGTAACACTAGCTCTTCTAAAATTCTATCATTAGGATATTTTTCCTTTAATAGTTCTTTAGCTTTATTATGTAGTCCAGATCTTTTTTCTGTGTCAACAATATTATTACTTGGAATCCATGAATATTCTTGCTGATCCAATCCTATGATTTTCAATATAACATTTCCTTAACTTTAAGTTCAAGCAAAGCATAAAATTCTGGATGTTCGCCAAGATAATTATATACTTTTTCCTGCCCCTGAAGTTTAACCTTTTCACTCTCGATAAAATCTAGATTATACCATGATCCAGCAACTGAAATTAAACCAAGGTCAATAGCAATCATAAGAATTTCTTGAACTTTATCAATGCCATGACCAAACCTAATCCAACTGTCACAGGTTTTATATGGCGATCCGATAGAAGAACACAACACATCCCATGTTACCTTAAGGCCGATGACATTCTTATTCTCTTTAGAAGACCCCGCTGCTTCCCAAGGTACTACTGTCTTGACTTCCATGCGAGTATCTGCTTGGAATTGGATCTTAACACCACCATCGGCCATTTTTGACTTGCCATAACCACTCGTATTAGTAATCATGTGCGTAATAAGAATAATTAAACACTTTTGATTAGGAACTGTTTGCCCCAACTTCTTAACAAAGTCAGAAAGAATCTTAGGTAGCCCCGGCCTTGTCATTCCACTAATATCCTCATCAAGATCTCGCAAAGGAATAAGTGATGAGATGGAATCAATTACTAGAACACAACCTTCATTTTCTTTCGCAGCTACTAGTTTTCTTGCAATGTCAAGAAATGTTTCTGCTGCCAGTGGCTCATCACCAGAACGAATGACCTGAACTTTAGATGGGTCGATTCCCGGAACTTCAAAGTTCATTTCTTTTAAACGACCCTCAACATCAAGATAGATGATCTTACGACCAAGGGCTTGACAGTTGGCGATAATCTGCATAGTTGTTGTAGTTTTTCCGACCTTTGGGGGGCCGGACAAGATCATCCAAGAACCCTCTTTAACACCACCACCGAGAGCCAAATCAATAGCAGGACTAATTGATATGGTTTTGTAATTTCTCTTTGTCTCAAGGACTTTATCTCCTGTAGTAACGTAGTCGCCATACTTTTTTATAAATTCTTTATCCATCACAGTATCAGCCATTTTCAATTTCCTTTAGTCTCTGCAATAGTGTCTTGTTTCCAAAAGATTGTCTAGGTGTATAAATAGACTCCTTGACTTCTATTATTTCAATTGTATCATGTTTTGGGGCGTTGTCAAGTTCAATTCTAATTCTTTGTAAGGAATTTTTGACATTCCTAGCTCCCAGAGAAATAGTCCTGATGCCTTCCTTAGAATTAACAAATTTCATCATAGCATCTTCGCCAAACTCTTTGATTAGTTTATTTGCTAATCCAATTTGACGAATGTATATACTTTTCCATTTACCTTTATTCCAAAACTTATAAGGTAATGTCCCAGCTTTTTCATGCTTTGCCTGTCTTTGGCAAATAATCTCAGCAACGTATTGAGCAGGAGTGCAAAAATCCCCGGTAGACGGGGATTTATATTTGCTTAGATCTGTTCGTCTTTTTGACATGAACAATTTTCTCCACAAAGATTTATTCTACGATAAATCAAGTTTTCATTTTCTGGCGTAATCTCTCTGATTTCTTCAGATGTTCCAAACGCGCACTCAGGCCAATAAAATCTACGGACATGAATTAATCCGTCATCTTCTATTTTTCCAAATGTTATAAAAGAATAAATGGTTTCGCCTAAATCACTTACATCTTTTGCAGTTCCGCGAACGATTAGAAGACCGTCTAGTCCAAGATCATTTCTAAACACTTGAACTTCTGGTTGTCCCGGAACAATAACTTTCACTTCAACAATATCTTTTGTGTTATTATTGCAGTATTGCCTCGCCCTTGTCCAAGGGTCTTTTTTATCTGGAACGTCGAAATCTGACCAAATTTCAGTTCCATCATTTAAAATAAGTTTCCATAGGACTTGTTGTTGCATTAACAGTCCTGTAATGTGAGCGTTATATCCTGTACAAATCATTAGTCTTCCTTGATTTTATGAATGCAAGAGGTGACTCTAGATGGTAATACAATGCCATTCGCTCGCCTTTGTTGCGCCGATTCATCAGCCCTCATAGATGCTTGCTCTGTCATTGCTACAAATCCACGATCTTTTTTACGAGCGAACATAGTGTGCGTATTTGGCAAAGGTGGTGGATCAACTGGGCCATCGGTTTTAACTTCTTCTGGTTTTATCTTATTGATATCTGTAGGCTTAGCATTAAGGTCTACTTTTTTCTTTGCCATTATTAATATCCTTTCCTAATAAATTCTCTTTTAGCTTCAAGTAAAAATGTTTCGCGTCTAGTCTTTAGATAATCGTTATATTTATTAAAAATATATTCATCTACTTTTTTATATCTTGTATCTTGTGCATTTGCTTTTAAAGCATCTACCCCATATGGATCAAAAAGCTGGCCTCTACGATGCTTTATATAATAATAAAGACTTGTTTTTTCATCATTGTTTTCTTTGGCAAACTGAACTACTTTGGCAACACCGTCTCGTTCTTCACAGTCTTTGCCCGTTTTATCCTTAAAATATATAGAATCCTTTTCTTGAGATATTCCAATTTCGTTTAATTCTTCGGGACTTGAATTTTTAGCAACCATTATTTACCTAAGCTTTCTAATTTTTCTTTTACCTTTTTTGCACAATCCCATTTGTCAAATCCAGTTACATGGAACTCTCCAGCTTGAGTCATGCTATGATCTTTAAATAGATCTGAACAATCAACTACCTCTGGGTCTAGGCTTCCATCTGGCAGCATTCTATGTATAAAAATATTAAATCTTACGATTCCAATATGTGGACCAATATTTCGTTTTGTTCGTTCAATCATAATTTACCCGTTTCGATGTATTTTATTTTCTTATCAGGTGATAGACTAGCGATTTTTCGGTATTCGCTCATTTTTGCCTGATCTTGCATTTTCTTCAAAGATCCGTCCTCTTCCATTCGACGCTGAAGCTGTTCTTTGCCCATTGCCTTGGCGTTCGCCTCTGCTAATTGGCCAATGGTTTTGACTTCCTTATTCATTATATCAGGTGCGCCGTCTAAGACAACCGAAAGATTTTCGGTTTTACAAGAAGGACAAACCTTCCATAAGGATTCCTTTATACTGTGAAAGGTTTCAAAATCAGTTGGGCAATTTGAGCATTTGTAGTGATAAATTGGCATATTATTCCTCTAATAAATATTCGTTTGGGTCGTATTCTCTATATTCTTCACCACTCCATATTAAGAATGTTCTATAGCTTTCTCTATATGCAGTTCTTTCCTCTTCTGATAATTTAGATTCATCTAATAGCATTTCATAAAATTGAATAAAATCTTCATTGATATATAAGGACTGTTGTTTTATATCTTGAGTTTCTGATTCATAATATACTATGGAGCCAATTAAGGCTCCACAGATTAGTATAACAGGTATGATCTTCTTCACTTTAATCTTTCTAATATTCTACCAATAATTTTATTTCTAACGATGTCGCTAGCTTCTAATTCGCATATGCCTACACCATCTAGATTTTCTAGTTTGTGGCTGACGCTTTCTAATCCTCCTCTGATACTCATTGGAAGATCCGATTGGTCTGCATCTCCATTAATCACTGCACGCGAATGTATGCCAATTCTCGTTATAAACATTTTTATTTGCTCAAATGTAGCATTTTGAGCTTCGTCAAGTATCATAAAACAATCGTGAAAATTTCTTCCTCTCATATATTCAAGCGGACACATTTCAATAATATCACCATCTCTAAGTTTTTTAACCATATCTCTACCGAGATAAGCATTCATCTCCTCGATGATTGGTACTAGATAAGGTTGGATTTTTTCGTCTTTATTTCCCGGTAAAAATCCTAGCCCTCTTCCCGCTTCAACTGTAGGACGTGTAATAATTATCTTTGAAATTTTTCCATCTAAAAGCCAACTACAAGCTAAACCGACCGCAACAGATGATTTACCAGATCCTGCTGGTCCGGTACATATAGTCACATCATTTTCTACCATTGATATAATGTAGTTTTCTTGATTAATGCTCTTCGGCTGAAGAACTTTACGATGTGGATTAGTAACGGCGGTTGTTTTTGCCTTCTGAGCTTCTTTTCTATTTCTTGATCTTGACATGTTGTTTTTCTCACGATACTGTGAAAGAATTATCATTATTTTTGTAGGTGAATTTGAGGATCGAATAGTCGCTATTTCCTGCGTCGCCTCCATTTCTTTCTATATTGGCCAAGAAATTTTTAGATCCTAAATCTATTGTTGGAACTCCACCAATTGATATAGTTCTATTGGTTACTTGATCATTGATTAAGTTATAGTTTACTCCTCCGATTGACTCAGCCGAGTAATCCACTCTAGATTGTGAGTATTCTCTATCTAAAATTTCATATGCGCAGCTAATATCAACTGGGTAAGTGATATACTTATTTCTTGCAGTGTAGAATCTACCGTATGACGGAACTTCTCCGTAATTAATATTCAATGACGCTTGTACTGAAATCAAAGTCGAACTAGTTAATTCTGCTGGACGCGCAACATTTTTATCAAAATCTTGTCTTCTTTTTACATCGCCGTCTTGTACTGCTGGGGCCGATATGCTAGCTATCGCTTCAGATACATGGCCGATATAATTTAATTCCTCTGTGAAGAATCCTTGGTTTGTAAAAGTATATGTTACACCCGCAAATACAGTGTCTACAAATTTATATCCCCCTCCTCCAACTACTCCAATTTTAATTTCATGAGTCTCTGGAGGAGTGACATATATACTATCCCTAATGTCAAATCCACTTAATGCAGAGCTATAATCATCAGATATAAACTTTGTAAAACTAATATTTAGACTAGGCTTTTTATAGAAATTTTTTACATTAGTTGGATTTCCTTTGCCTACAATTGAAGTTGAGTCAAAAGATTTTGTTACATTCACTGTCTGTACGCCCCCGACTTTAGTTCCGTCGAGGAGTACAGTGTGAACATTATACTGAATTAGTATGAGTGGCATTAAATTTCACAATTTCCCCCAGAACAAGCCAAGGCTTGCTCCAATTGAGTATCATCGTATTGTTCTTCTACAATTGTATAATCTACTTCTTTGTATTCTCTTTTGAGTTCTGTCCAAAGTTTGAAATTATAAATATCTTTCATACAATAAGTAAGTTCTTTTACATCACCTTCAAAATATTTATTAGCAAACTTTTTACATCTTTCAACCCATTCGACTTTTGCCTTACCTTTAATAGCACTCCCAAGTCCAGAAATGCTATCACAAGCTGCCCAAAGATTGTCTTCCCATAAAGTAAGCGCGACTTCAATTAAACCACTTACAAACATCACGCCTTCACCATAATGAGAAATCATCTCTGTAGGTAAATACACAGCCGTGAATGGGGCTTGTGGATAATCTTTATCGCCAGTAACTGGAAGCAATGAAATGCCGCAGAAAAATTCTCTATTTGCATAGATAAAATCTTCTACTTCATTCCATTCATCAGGTTTAACATTGATTGTATTACTTACATTGTGAGTTAACCAAGGCTTAGTGCAAAGCTCAATATTAGTTCCGGGCAATACCCAGTTCTGTTGTGTTGACTTTACGATCTTAAGCAACTCAATAGCTGTAATCTTATTCTTTGTTTTGCTACCGTCTGGAACTTCGATACAGAAGGCGATTACATCATCGGTCCTATTGGCCGACCAAACAGATTCTTCGCACGCCCTTGGATTGACTTTGTTGAATTGCTGGTATAACGCTTCTGCCTTATTCGCCTGTACACGCCTAATGTAGCGTTTAGCATGATGAGGATGAATACCACTGGCAGTGCCAAGGATACAACTAGCAGTGCCTTCAGGCTTGACACAGGTGACTCTCGCCGCTTGATTAATTCCAATCTTCTTGGCGATAAGTTTGTTTGTTTCTTTTGCAAGCTCTGCCGCCTTTC